TTGTATATTGGTCTGTTCTCATTTTTTCTCTGTTGGTCTCTGGGTCAGTTGTTGGTCCCGTTGTTGGTCCCGTTGTTGGTCCAGATATATCTCCAATATTTGCTTTACCACCTCCACCAGAAGTAGAAGTTTCACCTGATTTTTGATCTGCTTCCCTTGATGATCTAGGTTCATAACTTGGAATACCATTTACTAATTTACCAGACCCACCAGCTCTTTTAAGCATAGCTGCTTCTTCAGGGTTTATGTAAGCTAGAAATTCACCTTTAGGTGCATTTTCTTTTAAATAATTTGCAGGCCCACCTGTTTTCATAAACAAGGTTGTTGCAGACTGGTCGCTTGATAAAAAAGGTTGTTTCTCTGGTGCAGCTGCCATTAAATTAATTCTGTCATCAACCATAACTTCTTCACCATCGTCTGCTTCAACAAATTCCATGTTCGCTTCTTCCGTTCCTAAAATTCCTGCTTCACCTGCATCCGATGTTGACATTTCTAAAGTGTATCTTTCTAAATACTCTGCATGATTTTCATTCATTTCAGCTATATCAGGATTGCTTTCGTAAATTTTTTTCCAACCTTCGTAGTTGGGATCTCTAACTTCTTTATCAACAAATAATTCGTCTAGACCAGCCATTAGCACTTCCACTTTCTTAATGACTTATTGATTCTTGAATCAGGATCATTAGCTGTTTTTGATGATGTTAATTTTTTTTTCATACCACCCATTCTAGCACAGAAAGATTTTTTTCGCGATCCACCTTCTGGCTGAGGTGCTTTTAAATTAGATCCAGGATTAGCTTTATTATATGAAGCTCTGCCTGCAGCGTTTAATCCACCAGACTCAGACTTACCTTCTTTTCTAGTCCAAGCTGGAGTCCCGCCTCTCTTGAAAGAAGCACGAACCGCTCCCATTCCAAGAGTCGGTTTCATTACGCCTTAGCCTTGTTTTTTTTACTGTTTGGAAACCCTGCTTTCATATTAGCATAAGCTTTAGGTGTAATAGTACTTTTAGCTTTACTTTTTGAAGTACCCGCTTTTTTCTTAGCGTTGATATTTGCATATAGTCCTGGTCTTGCCATAATTACCTCCTAGGTCCTTTTAATGTACTTACGTCAAATCTTTTAGTAGCATCAGCTCTTGCTTTTGCTTGATTAGACATTTTTTGTTTAGTTAGTGAAGTTTCAGCTCTAAGTTCAGCTAAATCTTCTGTTTGATCCATTTTGTCTTGTTGATAATCTTGATTCATCATTGCTTTCATTTTATCAAGATTAATTCTTGCAGCATCTTCTTTTTCTCGTCTTAAATTTTCTTGTGCTTTAAGATCAAGTTCTCTTGCTCTTAATTTAGCAATTGGGTCATTACCAAAATCACCCATAAGTTTATTTTGTTCTTTAACAAACTCTTCAGTCATTTCAGAAATTAAAACAGCTTTTCTAGATTCAATCTCCATAATTAATCTATCCATTTCTTGTTTTATTTGGGGATCTTGTGGCGCTTGTGGATTTTGCATAATCCCTTGTAACTCTTGGACCTGCATAATTTTTTCTTGCATTTCCATTTGTACCTGTTCGTCTGACATTAAAGATATGTGCTCAAATATATTTTTCTCTAATGCTCCCATAATTATTGGACTGTTTTGTGCCATTGTTGTTGACATAAAAGACAGGTGAGATGAAATATGAGCTTGATGATCTTGTCCAGTAAATGCTTCAAAAGGTGTACCCGCTAAAGCATCAATATGTTCTAGTGCTGGGTTTTTTGGAGCCGGTTCTGGTGGTGGTGGTAATATTTGATCAATATTCTTAACACCGATAGCTTGATACATATCTTTATAAGCTGCATATAAATCATGCATCTCTGGATTTGATTGAGCTAATTGTAATTCTGTTTGAGCAATAGATACTCTTTGAGTTGATGAAAAAATGTTTGGATCAGCAACTGGTATAATATCAATTCTGTCATCAAAGTCAGATTGTTTAATTTGTTTGTCAGCACCTACAACTTCATACGGATAAACCTCAGGAAGGTAAGTAGAAAAAACATTCGACAATAAGTTGAACTCATTCTTCATAGAAGAATATAGTCTCTTATGGATTGCTGACATGACTCTTGAACCACGTTCTAAAAGAGCTACAGTTGTACCAACAGCTGCTTGTTGGTTCCCGTCGCCAACCTGCATATCAGCAATTGACGCGAATCTTTGTCCAGCCTGAACACAAATCCCCATCAGTTGTAATAATGTTCCAGAAGGTTCTTTGTAAGGCAAAGTCATAAAAGCATCTTTAAGATTTCCACCCGGTGCATCAACATCTCTAAACTCACCTGGTTGTAATGATTGAGCATCGTTGTTTACACGAATACCTCTCATCTTAAATCCTGCTGGTAAATTGGATAACGTTCCAGCATCTATTAATTGACGTAGGGCAGACGTTGCTGCTCTTGTTAAACCGCCAATCATATGAATTAACCCAAAACCATAAAAACCTAAACCTGGCAAAAATTTAAAATGCACAAAGTATTGTATTTTACGTTTTTTAAGATCATCTACTTTAAAGTTTCTTCTGATTGATAAAACTTTTCTTGAACCACTGTCGAGTGTTATAATATAAGGAACTTTAATTCCTGTCGGCATACCATCTGGTCCTCTGTCTTCAAAACCTTCAAGATCTAAATCAGTGTGAAATTCTACCAACGTATACATCTTATCGTTTTTTTGTTGGCCGTTCATCTGAGTACCTTCTAACTCTCGTTCTTTTTTCTTAACTTCAGTTTCTTCTGCGTAAGGCGCAAAGATTTCTACGTCTCTGTAGAAACCTGATACTTGTTGTTTACGTAAATCATTTTCTGAAATTTTTAATGTATGACAAATTGCTTCTGCATCTTCTAGTGATGTTGCAGAATAAGGAACAATTAAATCATCTGCTGGTACAAACTTAGAAACTGCTCTTCCCAATAGATCGTCATAGTAAACTTTTTTAAACGTCGAGCCAGCTAATGGCAGATAAAACAACATCTGATCAAACTCAGGTTCGTACTCTTTCATAACGTTCATGATTTCATAATTCATAAAATCTTTAACTCGTTGTGACTGAGCTTCTTTTTCGGGAGTTGAGGCTCCTAAAATTTGAGTTCTGATTGGTCCATCGGCTGGTAATAACTCTTTGTAAGCTTGCGCTTGAAATTGTGTAACGGCTTCAGCGAGTACTGGGTGAGTTGCACCTGATGCTCCTTGAAACGGTTGTGTACGTTGTTCAAATTGAAAACCTAAAAGATCTAACCCTTTAGAGTATGATCTTTCCCATTCTCTTCTTGATTCTTTGTAATCAGTGTAGTTACCATAAAGTTCTGAACCTAATGGTTGTAAAACTGAATCTGGTAAAATGTCTGCTAAATTTGCGTAGTGATCTTGTCCTTGTGACGGAGCTGCAGCACCTGGATCAAAGTCAACATCAACCGATCCGTCTGAGTTCTCTGTAATTTCAGTATTTTCAGAAGAAGGAATAGTCTCTTGCATATCTGCAACGACTTCAGTTCGCTCTTGTTCCGATGGTATAGTTATATTTTGCCTTACGTTCGGTAAGGATTTATCTACGTCTGCCATATGTTATTTTCTCCGATCTTTCTGGTTTATCTTGTTTTGACTCATTAATCAAGCCTCTAGGCTCTGGTCCCTTGATTGGGGGGATCTGTTTCCATTTCACGTGTTTCATATTTTTAACTAGTGTTGGATTTTTCATTACTTTCTATTAAAATAATTTGCTATGCCCCCTCGAGCTAGAGGTATATCGTCTATATTAAAGTCAATGTCAATTGTCTCTCTATCAAACTCAGTATCATAAGTACCCCTGCCTCTATTATCTTTTATATCTGCTAAATATTTTCCATAAGCGTCAGCAACTTTAGTACTATTTTCATTGGGTATACTTTTAGTAGCTTTAGTTCCAAAAATTTCTTCAAAAACTATGATTGGGTCCTTACCGACTTTTAAATCAGCTGCTTGTTTTTCTGTTAGGTATTCAGAGTTCATAATAATATGTCGAGCTACTCCTTTAGCGTTCGCAAATTGATTATTCTCATTATAATTCATTTTTAAAACTGATTCAGTGTCTAATGCAGTCTTATCTGTAATTTTTGGTTTAATTTCCCCTTTAGCAAAGGCCATGTCTTTTGCTTTTTTTGCATCTGACATAGTTTTGGCTATTTCTATGTTCTGAAGTATTTTATCTACTAATGGACTAACAGATTCTGGTTTCTTGACGCTAGGAACCGGCGACTTGGATTCTTTTGTTAGTTTAATGACTTGTGCAGACTTTAATGGTGCAGGGTTTTTTGATTTTTCGATCTCTTTTAAATTTTGTAGAAATTTTTCTTGTTCTTTTGGTTTAGAATTTTTTAAAGTTCTAGCTGTTAGCTTAATTTCTTCAATAAATTTTGCAGGGAGTTTACGATTCTTTGCAATCCACAATAAAGCTTCTTGAGAAATAGGGTTGTTGTACAAACTTTTACCCATTTTTTGAATATTACCACCAATACCAATAATATCTTTTGGTTTAATTCCTAATCTTGCTAGGATTTTGTAAATTTCTATTAAAACTTTCATTAATAATACGTTTTATTTACTAACGGCATAATTTGATCCTTATAATCTTCAGGGTGAGTTATAAATCCACCTTGTCTAAATCTCATCACTGCTTGTGTTGTACTATCCACTAAGTCATCATGATCTCCATAAGGAAAAGCAGCGCATTCCTCTATGACTTCTTGAGCAAACTGTAAATGTGTTGGTGCCCAGACTTGTCCACTTTCAAAAATGGGAGCAACAGAGTTTACTCTAGAATGTTTATCATTACCTCTCGACGGTGTAAAGTTAATAACAGGTATCCCCATATTTCTTAACTCGTAGGTTAAAGGTAATCCCGATGCTTTTGCTTCTATTAAAACTGTTTCTGGATCCCAATACTTATATAGTTTTAATGCCTCACGTCTAAGCTCAGGAAATTCAAAACGATCTTTAACTGCATCTAATAAAATAATCTGTTGTGGACTATCTTCATCTTCGCGGAATATGCCCCACGTTGTAATAGCTGAGTAATCAGCAGTTTCTTTTTTCATAAAAGCGGTATCGTAAGATTGTATAACATGATCACACGCAGGGATAGGTTTGTCTTCTGGCCATTTTTTCCACCACTCTCGTTTTAAAAGGGCACCTTCCTCAGAAGTAGGGTTCTGCATATATTGTGCATTCCATTTAGGAAGTGCAACAGAAGCTTTAACATTTAATAATTGTTCTAGTTCCCAATACTCTGGCCACACGGGTTTACCTGAAGGCAGGATTGCTGGAAATTCTACAACTTCCCATTGGTCTGCTTTGGGATCTGCAGCTTGTGCTGCTTGTAACATTCCCGTTAAATCTTTTGTATTCCATCTTGTCATTACCAGTACAATTACTCCACCGGGCTGAAGCCTTTGTCGAGGTCCAGAAGTATACCATTCGTAAGCCCTCTCAAGAGATTTAGCATTCATTGCGTCTTGCTCTGAGTGTGGATCATCAATAATTAATAAATCTGCACCACGGCCGGTTACGGCACCTTCAACACCAACTGCAAAATATTCACCACCTTGTGCAGTTTGCCAACGTCCAGCTGCTTTACTGTCTTCTTGTAATCTAGTTGGAAATACTTCTTTGTATTCTTCACTGTCCATTAGGTGTTTTGCCTTACGTCCAAAACGTACGGCAAGTTCAGCTGTGTGAGTTGCTTGAATTATTTTTAATTTTGGTCTGTTACCAATCATCCAGGCTGGCAGTAAGAAAGAAGCAAATTCAGATTTTGTATGTCTGGGTGGCATGTTAACAATTAATCTTGTTGTCTTCCCAGATTTTAAATTATTAAATTTTTCTGCAATAACTTTATGGTGGGACCCCTCTATAAAATCAGGCCACATATGTTTTACAAAATCCATAAAATTTTCTTGAATTTTTCTATGTTTTTGTTTTTCGTCTTTCTTAACGACTAATTTTTTTAATTCTTTCCTAGTCTCAGGATCTAGGTTTTCAATGTTTAAATTTTTTAAAATATTTTTTATATCGTGCATAATTAACCTTATGTAGTGAAAACGTTTTTACAGGTTACGTACGTCTAAATCAATGTATAAATCCGAGAGTAGTGGGACCCCTTTTAACGTTGTGTGTAATACTTTTTATATAGTA